CTCTTTGACACCGCCGACCTGCAATATCTCTATTCGTCCAGCGCGTCGAAAGGCGTCGCCGACCTGTTGTTCGATGGAGCGTATAGCGCGGTCGACTACCTCTACAACATCGATAGTGATCTCGAATACCTCTATTCAACGGGCGCCTCGAAAGGCGTTGCCGACCTGTTGTACGATTCATCGTCGATGGAATCCGCCGCCGATATGCTCGGCTCGATAGACGATTCGGCCTCATATCTCGTGAACGGTTTGTATAACTCCAGCGCGGGCGGCGTATATGTTTCCGATCTGTTGTATTCGTCCTCGGCCGGTTACAGCATTGCCGACGAACTGTATTACTACCTTTACAATTCCGGCGCGGCGAAGGGCGTCGCCGAAATGTTGTACGACGGATCATATAGCGCAGTCGATTACCTGGCTTATATCGACACCGGCCTCGGCTATCTCTATTCGTCCGGGGCGTCGGCGGGTGTCGCCGACCTCTTGCAATACAGCGGATTCGGTGCGGGATATTATCTCTCGAACATCGACAGCGACCTTGATTATCTCTATTCGTCCTCGGCCGGAAAAGGTGCGGCCGACATCCTGTACGACGTTGCAAATAGTACGTCGTCGCTGTCCGGTTACCTTTACAACTCGACCGCGGGCGAATCCGTCGCCGAACTGTTATACGACGGGGCGTATTCGGCCGTCGACCATCTGGCCGACATCGCGGGCGACACAAGTTACCTCTATTCGTCCGGGGCGTCGGCGGGCGTTGCGGATATTTGCTACAACAACTTACCCTATCTCTATTCCTCCTCGGCCGGATACGGTGTCGCTGACCTGTTGTACGATTCGTCGTCGATGGAATCCGCTGCGACCATGCTCTCGGACATTGAGAGCAATACCGGGTATCTGCCGTCGGGTCTATACAACTCGACCGCGTCGAAGTACGTCGCCGACATGCTGTACGACACTTCGTCTGGTTACACCGTCGCCGAACTCCTGGTCAGCATAAAGACCGCCATCGAATCCCTCGCCAGCACAATCACGTCGAACCGAATCCAGGTCGACGACCAGCACTAAAAACACCCGGCCCAGCGTGACCGGATCGAGACAAACCCGAACAAAGGAACTTGAACAATGGCCGAACGCAAACGCCCCACAATCACGGAAACCATCGAGGATCTCTCAGGACAAAAGGTCCTGGTCATCAAGGCCGACGGGAAGATCGTCGGCGTCCAGAATTCCGATGTCGTCGCCAAGCGCCTCGCCAATGTCGGGGCGATCATAGAGACAATCGACACCGGCCTGGCGATGTCCGACGCCGAACATCTGGCCGCCGCCGAGAAACGGATCGATGATCGGATCACAGGCCTGACCGCCCGAAAGACCGCCCTTACCGCAGAGGGAGTCACCGCGACGGCAAAGGCCCGCCTCCAGGAGAAGCGCCTCGGCCTGGTCGCCCAACAAAAGACACTGGCCGACGCCGTTGCCGAAATGGCTGGCGAGGCCCCCGCGCCAATCGAACCATAGGCAGAACCATGATTGGGATGAAGTTCAAACGGATGTTCTTTACCTCCAAGGCCGTGCTGTCTGCGACAGACCGTGCGACCAGGCGGGTGTTCAGCAAGTTTGGCGCCTACGTCCGTCGAGCCGCGAAATCCTCGATCCGCAAGCGCAAGGCCATAAGCGCACCCGGCAAACCGCCGAGCAGCCATACTGGCCTGCTCAAGAGGTTCATTCTCTTCGGATACGACCCGGCCAAGCGCAGCGTGGTGATCGGGCCGCTAAGACTCACCCGCAGAGGTCGTGGCGACGCCCCTCAGGCGCTTGAGGAAGGTGGAACCAGCCGGATGGTTCGTCGCGGCAGGAAAAAACGAGTGAAGATCAAGGCCAGGCCCTTCATGGGTCGTGCGATGCGTAAGACGCCTATTGTACCTCTCTGGCGCGATTCGATTCGCGAGAAAGGAGCGTGATCAGAGCCGCTGTTCCGCCAGCGGTAGCCTACCCGGACATGCGGTTGGAGTAATCCGGCGGTGTGAAGCTCCGGGGACAAAGTACTCCGCAAGGGCAAGCCGCGAGGCAAGTCCGTAGCTGCGAGCACCAATGCGGCTGGGAGGCAAGGCTTGAGTGGTATGGTCAACATATGTGAACTGCTCGAAAACGTCGTCAAATGGAATGAGCCAAAGGTGCTGACAGGCTCAGTCAGAAAGAATGGCACGGGAGCGGGAAAGCCGGCTGACCCATCCGGCTTTCGCGGAACACAGGCTCCCCGGCGGAGAGGCAGGACCTAACCCACTCGGGTGCAAAGGCGTAACGCAGTAAGCCCGTATCCGTTCCCCGTGAGTCGCGCAACAACAGGCTCACGGGGTAGGCCCGCCGTAAGGCGTGCTGACAGGGGTGCGGGTAGAGGATGTCCGAGGAAGCGAATGCCCTTCTGTAATGGAGGGGATAGGGACGTGGTGTCCCGCCCGAAAGGGAGCAGACTTCGGACGGGTATCTGGTCACGATTGCGACTGGAGTCATGGAATGGGAATCGAGGAAAGCGAAACAATGAACGTCGAAGCAGAGATGCCCGGCGTGCGCGCCTCGGAGCTTGCCGACTGGAACGCCATTGATTGGCACAAGGTGGACAAGACCGTTCGACGTCTTCAGGCTCGAATCGTGAAGGCGCAGAGGGAAGGACGACACGGCAAGGTGAAAGCCTTGTCGCGTATCCTGACCCGCTCGTTTGCCGCTAAGGTATTGGCGGTCAAGCGAGTCACGGAGAACAAAGGCAAGAAGACTGCTGGGGTGGACGGTGTACTCTGGAATTCGCCAGCGAAAAAGGCGAAGGCTGTTCGGGAATTGCGCCCCGAGAGATACAGAGCCAAGCCGCTCCGCCGCGTGTACATTCCCAAGTCGAACGGCAAGATGCGTCCATTGGGCATTCCCACCATGAGGGATAGGGCCATGCAGGCATTGTATCTGCTGGCGCTGGACCCCGTGGCGGAAAGCACGGCGGACAGGTACTCCTTCGGCTTCCGTTGCAAGCGAGCTTGCGCGGATGCCGAGGAATATGCTTTTGTATTCCTCAGTAAGAAGGATGGTCCGCAGTGGGTGCTCGAAGGCGACATCAAAGGCTGCTTCGATAACATCAGCCATGATTGGCTCGTCGAGAACGTGCCGGTGGAGAAGCGAATCCTCCGCCAATGGCTGAAAGCGGGATACATGGAAGGTGGATCGTTCTTCGGTACGGAATCGGGTACGCCGCAAGGCGGGATTATCTCCCCGGTTCTGGCCAATTTGGCGCTGGATGGGCTTGAACAACAGTTGTATGAGGAGTTCAAGCGGGTATTTGGACAACGCCGTTTGTTTGGGCGTCGTCGGGTTCCCGTCAACCCCAGAGTCAATCTGGTGCGGTATGCGGACGACTTCATTATTACTGGAAACTCCAAGGAGCTTCTGGAGGATGAGGTCAAGCCGCTGGTGTGCAACTTCCTAGCCGAGAGGGGGTTGATCCTCTCGGAAGAAAAGACCGCCATCACGCATATCGAAGAGGGCTTCGACTTCCTTGGATTCAACTTCAGGAAATATGACGGCAAACTGCTCGTCAAGCCCGCACGCAAGAGCGTACGGGTTTTCCTGAGGGGCATCCGGGAGATTATTCGAAGCAATCCAACCGTTCCTGCGTATGTGCTGGTTGAGATGCTCAACCCCAAGATACGGGGCTGGTGCAACTACTACCGGCACGTCGTCAGCAGCGACACCTTCAAGGCAGTCGAGCACGCGATCTGGAAAACCTTATGGCGTTGGGCCGTGCGTCGGCATCGTAACAAAGGCGCGCGGTGGATTCACGACAAGTACTTCTCCCGTATCGGCACGCGGGACTGGGTGTTCCAGGGCTACGGTCCGGACAAGACCCGAAGGGTGCTTTTGTTGCCCACCACCATTCGGATAGCCAGACACGGGAAGGTGAAGGTAGACGCCAATCCCTATGACCCGGCTTGGCAGTCCTACTTCTCCTGGCGCGAGAAACGGCGAGTGCAGCGTCCGTTGTGGCGCTCGCAAGGTGCTCGCGCCCTCTGGCTCTCACAGGGCGGCGTATGTCCGGTCTGTGGCCTGCCGCTCGGCGGGATGGATGAATGGGGCTCGCTTCAGTGCGAACTGAGTGTACATCCCATCACACTTCCCGATTCCGGTGGCCAGGAAGGGCTAAAGAAATCTTGTCTGATGCATTCGGCATGCCGCCGCAGTCGTTCTGCGGCGGAGGCCCCGTTACGCCGGGTGCGGCCTCGGCCGCGCCTTCCAGACGCTTGAGCCGTATGACGGGAAACCGTCACGTACGGTTCTGAGGGGGGCGGGAGCTGGTAACAGCTCCCGCCTACCCGACCGGCGATGGAAAAAGAAAAACCCAAACTTCCGCAGATGTGGCGGAATTCAGTAAGCAGTTAAGGAGCACAACAATGTCAGCAAAAACTTTTCTACTGGGCATGAACGCCAAGGCCTACCAGGGCGCCGCAGGCGCCGCTCTAAGCCTACTTTCGGTCATGGATAACGTCAAAGACGTGTCGCTGGATCTTTCGGCCGGCGAAGCGGACGTTACAACGCGGGCCAACAACGGATGGCGCGCAAACGCCGCTACTTTAAGGGAATGCACCGCCGAATTCGAGATGCTCTGGAAGCCCGGCGATCTCGTCTTCCAGGCCGTCAAGAAGGCCTATCTGACCTCCGGCACGATTCGTATGGCCTTCCTTACCGGCGCTGTCGACGGAGAGGACGCCGAAGGTCCGGTAGGTGATTTTTCGATCCCGAAGTTCAGCCGCAACGAACCGCTGGAGGAAGGCGTAAGCGTCCCTGTCACCGCCAAACTGGCTGTGTTCGACAAGTGGCTCGAACCGCCCATCGCAGCGGATCAAACGTTTACGGTGCCGGAAACGGCGCTCGACCTTGACGTGGTCGACACCGTCGTGGCCGCCAAGGGCGACGATATGACCGGCGAGACGCTTGTATACGCCATCACCACCCAATCTACGGCCGGTGTGTTCGCAATCGATTCGTCTGACGGGGAAATCACGGTCGCCGACAACACCAACCTCGGTAGCGAAGGCGATGTCCACACGCTGACTGTCAAAGTCAGCTATGCGACCAGCGGCCTGCCGTACGCCACGGCGACGATCATCATCAACGTTACCGCGTAAGGGATTTTTCCCAAGAGACCTGACATGAAAACCTTCAAGGACAAAGCGGACCGCAACTGGACCATCGGGATCAACCTGGCCACGGCCAAGCGGCTCAGGGACACCCTCAACGTCGATCTGCTGCAGCCGGAGATCGGCGACCCGCCGCTGCTGACCCGACTGGGCACAGACGAGATTCTGCTGGGCGAAGTGTTGTGCGTCCTGCTGTCCGACCAGTTCGAGGCCCACAAGGTGACAGCCGACGATGTGCTCGCGGCTTTCGACGGCCAGACGCTCCTGGCGGCGCAGGAAGCGTTCTACGAGGACCTCGTGGATTTTTTCCGAGGCCGGGGGCGGACCGACAGGGCAAAAGCGGTCGCCAGGCAGGCCGAGATGATTGCAGCGACGGTGGCCCGGGCCGAGAAGGAAATCGACCGGATCGACATCGACAAGGTGATCGATGGCGCATATGGGAAAAAATCTGGCGGCTCGCAGGCGCCGTCGGAGTAGACCCCCGGCCGCTGACGCTGCGCCAGCTGCTCTGGATGGCCGAGGGCCGCGACCGGGCCCGATGGCGGCATACATCGGCGCTGATGGCGCTGATGGCCAACGTCAACCGCGATCCGAAGAAGGGCCGGCCGTTTGAACCGGCCGATTTCGACCCGCACAGCAATGACGAAAACCCGCGTGAGGACGTGATCGAAGTCACGCCCGAGACCGTTTCAGAATTCAAGAAGGCTTTTAGAGGTTCTTGACAAGAGAAGACAAGGAGAAACTACGATGAGACGACGCAACATGATGGTGCGAGTAATTGTGGGCATGCTTCTTCCGCTAGCAGTCATTTTGACTCCCGGCTGCGACATGCAGATGGCGGGTCTGAGGCTCGCGCCCGACGAGACCCAGAAGCAGGCAGCCGACGCCGCAGACGCCCTGGCCGGACGCCTGGCGGTCACCGGCGCAAGGCCGGGGGCGGCAGCCACAAAAGCCCTGGCGAAGATGACGCGGCCTGCAGCGGTCTACGCCGGGGCTCCGTCCGAGCCGCTCGAGCTTGAATCGCTGGCGGATATCGAGGCCGACGTTTGGAAACGTAAGGATGATGCCATAGCCGCCGCAAGGCTCAGGGATGATCTCAGACGCCGCGCCATGGAGATCGTGACGACGCGGCTTGCGGGGTTTTCCGATGTTCTGGCCGATTCGAAGATCGGGGCGACGGCGATACTCGACAGATTCGCGGCCGTCGCCACCGTCGCCCAGATGGCTGACGAACTGGCCGAAGTGGTGCCCGACCCTGCGCCGGTAACCCTATCGCCCGAAGCCAAAGCAATAGCCGACGCCGCAGCCGCTGCTGCAGAGCGGATATCCAAAGCGGC